AAAATTTCTGCATCTAGTTTAGAAGTATCTGATTCTTCTTTGTCTAAAGCGTACTTTGCAGCTCTTGCAATAATGTAATTAGTCCAGCCGTTGTATCCATCAGTGACGTCAGTTTCTCTTAGGAGCTGCGTTCTTCTCGGAACGTACCATACCCTAATAGGTTGACTAGATGATGGTTGCGGAATGAAGCGGATAGAATTTCCGACGAATCTGTACTGCAAACCAAAGACACCATATATAGTCGACGCAGTGTTGGGGAAAACGTAGCGGTTTCTATCAATAAAATTGTATTTTTGAACTGTGACGAAACCATTCGGTGCATTGTTCAATCCTAAGTCGATACCGGCTAATTTGTAAATCGGCGGCGGGACAATGTTTTGACCTTGCGCGTTTTGAAAGGTGGTTACCCCGTCAGGAAGTGGATAGCTTTGCGTTTGTCCGGTTGTGGTAAAATAAACCGGCTCAGCAACGTTATAGTCTTCAAAAACTGTAGTAATTAAATCGTACAATTCATCAGCTGCAAGATTGATGTAAGAATTCCATTCGGGAAGTGTCACGAAATTGGAATTAACTCGGTCTGCTTTTTGTTGAGAAAGAGTTCTCATTTGTTGCAAGCTCATGTAGCCAGCAACTACGGGAATAATGCTTTCTGGTGTCGGTGTGGTCCAACCGCTTGTTTCTGCTCCTTGAACGGTTCTTACTCGATACCAGTACTGGGTGTTTATCGTTACCGAAGTGTCTAAATAGCTATTTGAGCTAGCTGTAACCGGAGTTCCCCAATTAACGCCGTCAGCAGATCTAGAAACCTCATAAGAAGTAGCTCCCGCAACATTGTTCCAGGAAAGAAGAACTTCTTTATTTCCTTGCTGAAGATATGTTTGTTGCGAGCTTGGCTGAGCAGGAATCGGCATTGATTGCTCCTAAAAAGAGAGGCTGCGGCGAGGAGATCACCGCAGCCACTATTTAATTACTGCCCTTGAACAGTAACTGAACTGTTAGACAGATAAAAACTCAAAGCAATAACTGAGTTATTAGCGGGAGCTACTCGCGCTCCGGCGCTGTCTAAACATTGAAGAACAATTACGCCACCGCCATTTACAGTGTTGTTTTGTCTGTTTAAACTTAAATTTGTATCTCCGCATACTTCAATATTTCGCACAAGAGTTGTAGTAGGTCTTTGTACTGCAGCACTTCCGCCAATAACTCCGGAAGTTGTAGCAACAAAGCAAACGCCTACTGCTGGAGTAATTCCAACTGGAAGACCGCGAGCAACCCATTGAGCTGTAGTAGCCGTTCCTAAAGAAACGATTACGGAAGCTCGTCCCGCAGTTGTAGAAGTTTGAGAAGAACCATCAAGAGGAGCTACAAGACTGTTCATTCCGTTCAAGCTTCGGTTGTATGCATCTTGCAAAGTAACCATGATAATTCCAGTTTCTGGATTTGGATTTCCGGTTGCTGGAGTTGCGCTTGTTTTCATGTATACGGATTTTACTGCTCCGCCTTTTAAACTTCTGATTCCAAGACCGTTTCCGTTAGTTGCATCAACTACGAAATTACAGGAGACAAGTACCGGATAAGCTTCCATCTGGTACATTTTATTAGACATCCAATTTCGATTAGCCATAGTGCGTCCTTGTTGTGCCTTTATTAAACCCAGCAAACAGGTAGGCACGACCTGCGCGGGAAGTATTCCAAGGACAGCCTTGGCCTACACTATTCGCTAATCACGACAAAAAAAATTGGCCCTCCGATTTTTAAGCCGGAAGGCCAATCCATTCTTTTCTTTTCACCTGTAAGACAGCCAGATGCCAGTTTAACCCGGCAATTAGGCGCTTAGCAATACTCTCATATTCCAGCCAGGTGCGTTACAAGTGTAATTGTAATACGCCCCGACTCTTACTTCGAGAGCATCACTGTTCCCAACTCGGAGGCCTTCTAGACCTTCCAAGCCGTAGGTGAGGATATGAGGAGCTTTGCCTAATGAGCGAAGCTTCCAAGTATCCATAGAAAGACAAAGAGCCGTCTGAGGAATTGCTGAACGGTCAGCAAAAACCGTGACATAACCGTATGCCGAGTGGAATCGAATTCCCTCGAATGCGATATTTGCCTCTTCGTGTTTAATGTCCACATACTGAACCTTAGCTCCAAGTGCGTTTTCTAACGCGGTGTAGCTTTGGAAGCTTAGGATCATGGTATCAGGGTCTGCGCCTTCGCGGTTTGCAAATCCGAGAGCGTTAGTAACGCCTTCTTCAATGCTATAGGAACTTGCGTCGTAACGAAGTCCTGCGAGACGGGTTGGGTCTACAGACCGATTTACTCCCCAGTAAGAATCTGTGGAAGAAGGATCAGTTGCAGGCAACCAAGCGCTGAAACCAGAAGCGGCCAAATAAGAGCCAGTAGCTCCTAAAGGACCAGATCCAGAACCGCCAGCAGGAGGAATATCCCCCTGAACAGTGATGTAATACCCGTTTGCCCAGTCAGTTTGAGGAGCGCCTTGAGCGACCGTGAACTGGATTACGCCAGTGGAACGGTTTACAGAGGACACAGTTCCCAAATCTGGAACAGCTGGAGTCAAAGTAGGAATTACAGCGCCGCCGTCAGTTGCAGAAGCTTGGATTGTCATCCCAACTTCAAAATTAACGACGTTCTGTGGGTTTTGTAGAGTGAATTGATAAACGCCAGTACTAGGATTAGTAATAGCGGAGCCAATCACACCACGGGTAGCAGTTCCCGAACCAAAAAGTTCGAATGCCATGTTATTGCTCAAATTTTTTATTCCGCCGTCCATCTGTCGCTTCATTTCATCGACAAAGGCCCCAGCATTGCTTTTCGTTTGCTCGATGAGCAAGTTAGTGATCGTGACTAATTGATAGTCCTGAATCACGTACACGAAGAAGCTATTGTACTGGTTAGGTGTTTGATTTCCTTGAGCATTCGCAAACGTGTGCGAACGACCCATAGGATCAGCGAATTGAATCGGAACTGGAATATATTTACCAGCTAACCCTTCAGTGCTCTCATTTTTTGGAATCAAAGCAAAAGCAGGATTTTTGGCATAAACCAGGTCCTTCATGAAATCCGAGTTATCCACATACAATTCTTTTAGAACTGCAATGGAGCTCGAACTGCTAGCATAAGTTGCCATGTTGAAGTTCCTTTAAAAAATGAACGTCGTTCAAAGAGTGAACCATTCACACTTTGGTTTTCGCGTTCTCAAAAGCCATAATTGCTCTTTCTCTTGCGGATAGCGGTCGTGAAACCGTTCCGGCGTTAGAAAGAGTAGTTTGTTGTGCCGGTTGCTGCGGCGTACTTACTTCTGCAGAATTCTCTGTCTGCTTCGCCATTCGTGACTTAATTTTAGAAAGCTTGCTCAGTCTTTCGAGTTCATCGATTTTGTTCTGAAGCAATTTTTCTTCGACGAGATTGGCAGCTTCTTCTACAGAAAGAATGGTGCCTTCAGCGTCAAAGACCCTTCTAATAAGTTCTACTACGGCCTCAGATTCACCCGTGGCCTTAATAGTTTCAAACGATGGGTCGGAATCGACCAAAAGCTTTACATCATTACGAATCTGATTAACCGCAGCGTCATAAGCAGCATTGTCCCGTTTTACAAACTGCTCATCAACTCCGGCTAGTTTCGCTTCCAGAGCCGCTATTTTGTCTAACAATTGTTGATTTGGATCTGGAGCGATTTGACTAAGCTGTAACTCAGTCAAGCGATCGTAAGAGATGCCAGCTTCAGCAAGTGCCTTCAAAGGATCAGACAAAAGGGCGTCTTTACTAACGTAGCTCGCTTGCTGCGTTTTCCAGGCGTCCTGCTGAACCTTTAGCTCCTGCCGGGCTTTCCGAAGTTGTCGCTCCTGTTTTGCGAGGGCGACAAATTGAGGACTTAAGGGCTTGTCAGTTGCTTCTGAAGTCACCTCAGTCGTTTCAACACTATTGTCTATTTGCGACACTCCTTGTTCAGCGCTAGGCGTCATAGACACTGGTGGTGGCTCTACATTTTGCATCGGTTGCGTGTGCGTAGTTTGTTGCGGAGCGGTTACACCAGCTTGATTCTGTAATTTCGCGTATTGCTCAGCTCTTGCAGTGCTTCCGGCCGGTCTTGGCGCGACTGGAGCTGAATTAGTAGGTTGGTTCATCAATTTTTGCTTTAGGGCGTCTACTCTAGCGGTACTCTTTGCGGGAGTACCCATAATCACTTCTGCTCTTGATGTTGGTGTTCTTGTTGCAGGAATTGCGGACGAGCCTTTAGGTTCTGTAATAAGGGCCATGTTTTTCTCCTTCCCGATCTTCGGGATTTAAGCGTCGCTACGCGTGGTTTTTGTTAGCCTTGTCCCATCGGTAATAACGGGCTTTGAGGCGGTGGCTGCGGAACAGCCAATTGATTAGATGGCATCGGAGCTGCTCCCATCGGAGCTGGAGGCTGAGAAGCCATCATCAAATCTTGAATTTCTGCAAAGAAGTCTCGAAGCATTTGCATTTTTTCTTCTTCGAGTTTGCAGGTTGAATATAAGTTTATGTATTGAGTGACAATTTCTGTGGCCTTTGCCAAGTTCATGAACTGATCAGGCCCTTCGTACTTACCATCTTCAATAATATCGTCTAAGCATTTAAAAATTCGCTCTTCAGACGCATTTGCAAGCGTTTCAATTTGTCCCAAGTCTGGAAAATCAAGAAGACGACGGCCTTCTTGAATAGAAATCATGTTTGATTGAATCATTTCCGTAATTTTTTGTAATCTTCCAGCCGGTTCTTTAGGTAAAGATGATTGAACGTAGGCTTGAATGACGAATGGGTCTTTAAGGAGTTTAATATCAGGTAGCTCAATTTCTTTTGTGCCTTGGCGCCGATCGGTAAAAATCGTGGTGTATTTTCCGTCTCTTTCGGCGATGTCCATGGCCTTATCAATAATCTGGTAAGCAAGATCCACATAAAAGTTTGTATACCTCCGCTCTAGCGCTGCAAACCTGTCAGAGTTGATGTCTTGATATACTCTTTGTGCCTCTCCTGAATTAAGGCCCGATGGTTTTTGACTGGTTGCTGAAAGCATGGACAAGCCTTCTTGCTCAAAGCCGAATTGAATGAGGCGTGCTCTTTCTTCGTACATTTCTTGAGCGTTAGATTGGCTAACAGAAAAGATTGGAGGGGTGCCACGATAGGGAACAATCATACCTATCTTGTTTTGAAACGCAGCCTTATTAACTTTGCTGCCTTCCTCCATAAAAACTCTGGGAACGCCAATTAGTTTTATGCTTTTAGAAATAGTATCTAACAATGAGTTAAGTTCTAGCTGAGTTCCAAATAAACTTTCGGCAACTCCTTGCGCCCAAAATCCTAATTGTCTTTTTTTATGGTTCAGAAACACAAATGGGAATTTTTGTTTAGTCCATCTTTCGCCAAACAATTCACCTTCGGAACAAGAAATAGAGTGGTATCCGTCGTTAGTGTCTTCGCCGGAAGGCAAAGACCAGCCTTCTACAACCATGACTAAATCTGCGACTGATTTAGAAGTCTCTGAGCTATTGTCGATAGTTGCCTTTTGAGATTCTGCGGCCATTTCTTTTTTCTTAGGAAACGCGGCCTCAAGCTGGCTTCTGTCCATTAGCTTTACTTGATACATTCGACGAGGATTTCCGAACGCAGCTTCTTGAATATCGACAAAGAGCTCGGTTAAAAGCACTCGCTCTACACCGACTTTTTTATCCATCGTTTCTAATATTTTTAAAACGCCGGTTCCCTGCACTAAAGCGTCAGTTAAAATATATTCGCCAATTTCATAAGCCTTGGTTCTGTAGAACTCGCCCAAAATAAAGTTATTTAGTTTCTTGGCTAGATTTCTTTCTTTGTAATCCCCGTTATCAGTCAAGAAAACGGGAGTGGGTCTATTTTGAGTTAATCTAGAAACAAGAGTATCTGTTACAGACGAGATAAGATTATATGTCGGACGATTTGGAGCAAGCGCAGAAACGTTGTCCATTTTTGAAAGGTTGCTTCCGACAAAAGAATATAAACTTTGACCTGAATATAATCTTGCAAACTGTGCAGCTTGTCTTTGACGATTTTGTTGTCCTTGTTTGAGGTACGCAACGGTTGCAAAGAGTTGTCTTGATCTTGCTCCGGCATCTTTTTCTTCCCACCAACGAAATCCTTTATTTCCAATAAAGGCATCATCGGAAGTTTTGTAAATTTTTTCCGTTCTTCCGTAACTTTTTGTCTTTGGTGTTGTTTTTAAACTCATTGTTGCTCAACGGTTTCCATCGGAGGAGTAGCTGAGTAATAAATCAAGTCCTCTTCACTAAGTTCTTGATCATCAATCAAAGATTCTACTTCCTGCCTTCGTTTATATTTAGATTGCGGAGCTTCTTCTGAAAGCTTTAGTTTTACGCCGTCCATTTCAAATTCAAGGACGCCTTTTTCCCTTAAAACCTTCAGTAGCTCCTTAAGGTTTTTTAATTCCATTATTCAGGACGCTTTCTTTTTCTTTCTTTCATGATTTGTCCGACAAGTTTGTAGTCATCGTCGGATGGATTTGGATCTACTTCGTGTTCATCGTCTTCCATGTAATGAACGTTTGAAAAATCCATATCGTCATCGAAATCGCTAACGTGATCTCTTTCTGACTCAACTCCACCGCCATGAGCCATCTTCTTGCGGCCTTTCATGATCTGCTCAATAACGCTTCCGCCGTGAGACAGTTTTGCTACTTCAGATTCGTCGTGTTGGCTTTGTCGCATGACACTTGTTTGGTGTCTAAGGCGCGCGTCCATTGGAGCTTGGTGGCTGGGATGGAGCTTTTCGTTTTGAACCATTCCGCCTTCTGCATAGCAACCATGATTGCACATTGCTCGACCGCCATGCGCACACATAACTTCCTCGCCGCCGGCAAGCTTAGCAACATCACTATGAGGATGACCCATGCCTCGTACTTCTCGTTCTTCTTTTCCATGTGGTGTTAAATTCGGTTGTCCGAGTTTTGCAGCTTCTTTTTCTTCATCT